GTAACATCAACAAGGTATTTTGAAACTCGCAGAGGTTTAGGATACGAGTGTACAACTAACGTCAAGGGTATTTCAATTTGGAATGATGGACAAGGTGGAGGGACATACCTCAACAACGACAATATGAATGATGAATTTCATCATTTGACTGAAGACCAATTAGAAAGATTAATTGATAAATACGAACTTAATAAAAAATACATTATGAAAAGACCTTTAACAGCAACTAATTGGGGTATTACTGCAACAGATTTTGAACAAATGAACCAACAAAAAATGATATGGAATGACCCAGACCCTATCGATGGTAATGACTATACAATACAAAAAATTTGGAACATAAATAAAGAAACTGCTATGATTCAATATGGAGAAAAGAACAGTAAGTATTTATCGGAAGCAGAAGTATATTTAACAGAAATAATAATAACTAAATAAAAGAAACATGAAACACTTAAACAATGACCAACTAATTAAAAAAGCGAACAAGAATGTTCGTGAGTTAGGACAAGTAGCAAGTACTATTTTAACTATTGAAATTCAATCTTTAGTAGCAAGAAGAATTGCAGAATTAAGCAATGGAGCAGAAAACATTAACATCTTTCATCCAAAACAAATCAAGGATGTATTAAAGACTTATTTACAAACCTTTAAAACGGAAGCTGTAGTCAATGTATTCTCCAAGGAGGAGGATGAAAAACAGTTTAGTTGTGAAAGCTGCGATGAAATTACAAGCGTTAAGGATACCGAATATGGCACTGTATGTAAAGACTGCGAAGAAGGACTTTATATATTAGACCCATCAACAAACACTATATAAACATTAACAACTTAAAACAAAACACATGAAAAACATTTTAAACTTATTCAATCGTAAAAACATTTTTGACACATTCGCAGGCGTTATGTTCTGCCTTATATTATGGCTCTTATTAAATATTGTATTGACAGTATTTGGTTAGAGTTCAGAACTCAAGTCAACGCCTCCCTTCCTTCATTGGTTGGGAGGTTTTGGTGGTAAAGGGCAATAATGCCTTAATTAAAAACAAAACAAAATGGGATATTTAGAAACACAAAAAGACAGAGATTTTGACAGGATCACTGATTTAATGGGAGATTATTTAGAGTCTGAAAGAATGGTTAAACGCTGTAAACAAGACTTAAGACAGTTAAGGAGTAGAATTAAGACAATGATTAAAAACAAGATGGCAACTCCAGTAGCCTTATCATTTGGAGAAAAATTATTAAGGCATTCAGATAAGATAACAAATGAAATACTTGAGTTAGATGAGATAGTATTATTTATTAACGAAACATTAGAAACCAAATAATTATGGGATATGTAAGCGATATTTATGTTGGGATACCAACAGAGAAAAAACAAATGTTAGAAGACTTAACATTTATAGTACGTAATGAATACACAGGAGGGGAATTAACTCATTTTCTTGATAATGGATATATAGAGAAAGGAAGTTTAGTAGGCAGAGGATTGTTTGATCAAGAGTGGGAGCAAGATGGCATAACTGTATATCATGGTAGTGAATTAACGTGGTATCAACAGTTTGAGTGTGTCGAGAAAATAGAAGCTGTAGTTACAGCTTTGGCAGACAATAAAGAAGATGCGTTCATAATATGTGTTGGAGAATCTGATGGAGTTCTACATAGTAAAATAGGAAACCCACTTAAATTCTTAAAAATTACTGTGGATACGGAATTAAGTCCAAATCACGAAGTGGAAATAAACTCCATATTTCATAGAGCAACTACGGATTCGAAAGTGATAGAGTTTTTGAAAGACAATAATATTCACTTGTTTATATAATTCAGAACTACCCACAAACGCCTTGCATAGAAATATGCGAGGTTTTCGTGGTAAACGGAGGTACTTAGGTATCACTTAGTGTGAGAAAAGCTCTTAGAACGAATCTATAGAGTCCAAATTCTTGCAAAACATTAAAAACATAGAGAAATGATAGTAAAAGTAATGGTACGCAGAGTTTATCACAAATACGTAGAAGTAGAATTAGAAGTAAATAATGAAGATTTGAAAGATTATCAGTATGTAGAACCTATTGATGGCACATTTTTAAAAGAAATAGATCTGGTAGATTATCTTTTAGCTAATGAAGATAAATGGGGAGAGGACATAGAAATGAAACTAAACGAGGCAGAGTTTGTATATGGCACTGGTCTATATGATCTTGAAGGATTTGAAGAAGCAGAATTAGATGAAGAATGGAGATACGACTGTAAAAAATTAAACCAAGGAGGACATTTATAATGATAACTAAAAAAGAATATAATAGTAGAATAAAGCAATACAATACAAAAATAAAAATAGCTTTAGAGGATAACGAAAAGTATGATGCTATTATGTATGAGCAAGAATTAAAAGGATTTAAATTCAGAAACAAAACAAAATTATGAGCAAATACAAAGACGATTCCAAAGTAACGCTTTTTTCCTTTTTAGGAATATTAGGAATATTAATCTACTTAATAATGAAACAGCATTAAAAAATTAATTACTAACTTAATGAAAAGTTGGAGATACTTAGGTATCACTTACTAAGAGAAAGTCTCTTAGAAGTCATTTGTGGAGGTCGTTTATTGATCAAACACTTAAAATCACACATATATGAATATATTAGAAGATTTAATATTAAAAGAAAAACTTAGAAAAAATCCAAATTATGACTATATAAGATGGCTACAACAATTAAGTTTAGAGAGTTTTTTATATCAAAAAAACTTGGTTATAACAAAGTAATACCTTACTTTTACAGAAGTTTTAGTGTTGTTTTGTGTAAGGTTAATCCATCAGAGGATTATTAAATGGGGGTCTATTTGTGACCACAGCCTAAATGAGGAGGAGGTAACTACGTTACCTCTTTTTTTACCTCTATTTTAAAAAGGTGACTGAGAGTAGCAGTCTTAATTCTGTGTTAACAAAGACATTAATTTGAATATTCACACAGAGCCTCTTTTTAATAAATTAAATTAAATAAAATAAAATATGCCAAAAGAAAAAAACATTCCTACTTATTATATAGGAACAAACAAAAAAAGAAATTATCAAGCAAGATATGTAGTAAGCGATTTTGATTGTACATATAATATAGGTACAGCAGTTACATATTGTTTACGTGCTTCACGCAAACACAACACACCAATTGAAGATATACATAAAGCAATTGCACATTTGCGATTTGAATTAGAAAGATTAAATGAAATTAATATAAACAAATTATGAAGAGAGAAATATTTGATAAGTACGCACACGCAATAGCAAAACAATTTCATTTAAATTTAGATGAGATGTTTGATAAATCAAGAAGAAGAGATTTAGTTGATGCAAGACAATTGTTATACTATTTGTGTTTAGAAAGACCAATTAGAGTGTCTTATGTCCAGAAGTTTATGGAAGATAATGGATGTAAAATCGCTCATTCTACTATTATACATGGATATAAACAAGCAAAAGCATTAATTGATTCAGATAAAGATTTTGAACAAATGATCGATAAAATTAATGAAGAAATATGATTTTTACTATAGATGAAATATTTGAACAAGCATCAAGTGATAGATCTTCAGCTAAGAGTAAAGTCGAAAAAGGAGAGTTTATAATAAAACTTGGTGTAAAAATTCAAAGGTTTCCCAGCAAAACTGAAATATTAAATTGCTCAAAGGGTGGAGATTATTACAGAGAAATGAATAATATGGAGTACTCCTATTTTTTTAACAATGGTTGGAAAAAAGGAGTTTTACTTATAGCTTTAAATAACTGTAATTTTAAATTAAATCTTATAGAAATAAGAATGAAGGAAGAGATGAACACTCGTAAAAACGACAAGCATATTCAGAATTTAAAAACTCGTAGAGATAATGTAATGAATAAATATGCTAAACATAAATTAAAATTAAATCAATTAAATTAAAACAAATGGAAAACAAAAAAAACATTTTTAAAGCACTTGCTGATTTTCAGCAAAATTGTCCTGTTCTTTTAAAAGAAACAGATGGTTATGGGTACAAGTACGTCAAACTTGACCATATTATTGCACAAATCAATCCTTTATTAAAAAAGTATAATTTAGGGTTTACACAATTAATTGAAGAAGATGGATTAACTACAATTGTGTTTCATCATCCAAGTGGCGAGAGTCTTAAATCACACGCAGTGATTCCAGAATCTCCAATGAAAGGCATGAATGCACATCAATCAAAAGGAAGTGGTATTACATATTTTAGGAGATATATGTTGTCTTCAATCTTAGGTATAATAAGTGATGCTGATACAGATGCTAAAGCATATACAACTACACCAAAGAAAACAATTCCTGATTCTAAAGAATTTAAAAGACTTGTTACTGATTTTCAATTAGATACTTCTGAAGCTATAATAACAGAAACTGAGATAGTGCCTTTAGAATTTAAAGATAAAAATTGGAATAAAGTAGTTGATTACATGAACAACCATGAAGATGCTAAAGGAAAGTCATTAAGTGTTATAATGAAAAAACTAAACTTTAAGTACACTATTTCTACAGATGTTAAGAAACAATTGTCTAAAGCCTTAAAATCATGATAGATAAAAATATAAATATACAGAAGCTTAAAGATGATAAATTGTATTATGGGAAATTTGGCCAACAATGGTTATCAAATTCAGATATATATACTTTATTAAACGATCCTTCTTC